GATGTCATGCCGAACCTCCGGTGGATGCCCACCACGTCGCCGAACCCCGAAAGCTCACACCGAGAGTTCTGGACAAAAAAGCTCACACTGCCCATCGACGACCCCTTCTGGCTCGAACACCATCCGGGAGACCGATGGAACTGCAAATGCTCTCTCGAACAGACCGACGAGCCGGCCACGCCGGAACTCAAGCCGCTACTCGACGGGCAGAAGCCGCAGGCGGGGCTGGAGAACAACCCCGGTGGCGACGGGCGCATCTTCTCCGACAGGCATCCCTACTTCCCGAAGTCATGTGCGCGGTGCGCCTTCTACAAGCCCTCGCTCAAGGCGAGGCTCGCAAGCCTGTTCCACGACAGGAAGAAGGAGTGCTACAACTGCCCGTATATTGACGCTTGCATTGACAAGACGAAAGAGAGGGAAGCCACATGCCGTGCAATGCGCGACAAGCGCAAGCGGATGATGGACGAAATGCCGACATTCCGTGAACACGAGACGGCCAGCAACCTCAACACAGGCGAGATATTGAGAAGCAGGAAAGCCTTGAAAAGGTTGCTCAACCATTGTGTTTCGCATGACGAATTGGATGCCGCAGAGTTCTTGTGGAACAACGTTGGATTTTTGGATTTCGTTAGGCATAGTCCAATGGGCGAGGGTAAAGACTTGAACGATGAAAGAACACGGAAAAACATTCGGAAAAAGCGTGAACGCGGCATCGTTTCATATAATCTCTACCATCTGATATATAATGAAAAAATATGGAACGTGAAATTGGAAGTACATAAAGACGGTTTCGAGATGCCCTACTTCATTCGAAAGGTAAAATAAAGAATCCCCAAACGATGCGGCCGTAACAACAGACCGTTGCACCGAAAGGGGACACTGCAAAGTTACAACATTTTCCAAACATACAAGCAATATGGACAGAATTATTTTGTTTCTCAAGACATCAAACCGCTACAAGCACCTGCTCGGCGGCTTCATCGTGGGGCTGCCCGCCCTCTCGGCTTTCGCGGCCATCTACGCCGCCATCGTGGCCGCATCGTGCCTCGAACTCAAGGACAGGCTGCACGGCTGCCAGTGGGACTGGCTCGACTGGACGCTCACCGTGCTCGGCGGCATCGCCGCGTCACTCGTTTGGCTGGCTCTGTGACATGGACGCAAGGGAGATACAGAGGCGCATACTGCAAGCCAAGGACGACATCCAAAGGGAGGTCAACGACAGGCTGCCACGGAAGGTCGGCATAACAGCCGTGAACCACTTCAGGCAGAACTTCCGCGATGCGGGGTGGCGCGACAACGGGCTGCACCCGTGGAAGAGAACCCTGCGGCAGCAGGGCAAGGGAGCGGACGCGAAATACTCGCCGCTCACCTCGCGCAGGGACCATCTCATGCGGAGCATACAGTACGACACAAGGCCGGGCGAGGTCGTCATATCCGACCCCGTGCCTTATGCGGCCATTCACAACGAGGGAGGCGACATCCACACACAGCCTTCTGTCACCAAGCGCATGAGACGCTTCGCATGGGCCATGGCGTACTCAATCGCCGGAGTCAAAGGCAAGGGCAAACTGCCAAAGGAACTGCCAGACGAGGCGGCTAAATGGAGAGCGCTCGCACTTACAAAAAAGAGCAGGCTCAACATACATGCCCACATACCAAAAAGACAGTTCATCGGAGACAGCCACGAGCTGATGCTTAAAATAAACGACTTAATAAACAACTCTTTGCAACGCATCAAAAATGGAATTCTTAATCTCTGAACTCATCGAGCACATCGCAAACAACATGGATGGGCTTTCGCTCGTTGACGAGGACTACGGACAGCTGGAGGCCATCGACAACGACAGCGTCGACATGTACCCCATAACTTTTCCGGCAGTTCTCGTAGAGACACCCGAAACGGAATGGTCAGACATCGCCGAACTCGCGCAAAAGGGAACGTGTTCCGTCAGAGTAAGACTGATAATCGACTGTTACGACGACACACACGCAACATCACCTACCACACAGCGAGCACAACAGCGCAACGAAATGAGACATAAACTCCACTCCCTGCTGCAAGGGTTCCGACCAAACGGCGACGGGGCGTTGATGCGAACAAAATCAAGATTCTTCACCTACAATCATGGAATAAAGGTCTATGAAACGACTTACACAACCACCGTGTCGGAACATACGGCTATGGAAAAAGGGAAAGCTCCGAGACCGAAGGTCCTCCTGAATGCGCAACTCGAAAGCCGTTGAAACGGGACGATGGCACTTCCTTGCCGTACACCTTCGCGCCGCTGCGAAGCATCGAGCGGATTATCTGCATCACACGGCTCTCGCTCAAGAAGAACTCCTCCTCCGAGAGCTTCTTGATCGTGTCGTCTATCCGCAGACGCTTCACCTCCGTCCAATAGTAGAAACGCTCGTAAAGACGACGGTCGCGCTCCTCTATCAACAACTTGTTCCTGCCTTTGCCCATATCTCCTGCAAAGATACGAAAAAACCGCCGTTTGCGTATCACAAACGGCGGTTTTCTTTATATTGTCAAGTGTGGACGGCAGCTATTTGTCGCCGTTCTCCTTCTTCGGCTCAACGTAGAAGGTCTCGTCCTGCGCCACGGTGATGCCGCACTTCGCCATCGCCGCGCCCATCGGCATGGTAACGTCGTCGCCGTCAGTCACCACCACGCTCTCAGCGTCCCTGTCGGCAAGCAGCTTGTCCTTCGCTATCTCCTCCGTCTGCCGCGTGTAGCCGGGCAGGAAGGCTTTCACCAACTGCAACGCACTCGCCCACGTGAAGCCTTTCAGCGTCTTCAGCTTGGGAGTGCCGGTGCGGAAGCCTATCACGCCGTGGGCCATCTCAAGGCTCTTCTTCTTGGAGAACAGCTCCGCCTGGTTCTCGGTCGCGTAGGCCTGCAACGTGTCAAAGGCGGTGTCGCGCTCCGCCTCAAGCTCGCTGAGACGGCTCGCCCACTTCTCCCTGATTTTCGCGCACTGCAGCTCTATGTCCGCCGTAATCTTGCCCATCTGGGCGTCTGCCTTCGCATACTGTGCGAACGCCTCGTCAGCGGCCTCTCGCGTAACGCCGCTGATGATTGTCTTTTTCGTTCTTTTTCCCATTGTCATTTTGTTTTTTGGGTTGTTTTTATATGTTTACTTGTCACGTATGATTTCCTTGCCGTCCCGCTTGCGCCGCATGGCGCGCAGCTTCGTGTTCAGGCGGTTCAGCTCCTCGATGTCTAACTTGCGGAACTCCTTGCCCGCTATGCGCCTGTCTTCGCAAAAGGCGTTCACACGCTGCCAGTCGGCGGTGTCCACGCCCCACAGCTGCATCTGGTGCAGTACGCCGCTGCGGGCCTTGCGCAACGCCTGACGCTGCGCCTGTCTGCGCTCGTCGTAGCCCGCCACGCTCTCCATGTCGCGACACATCCTGTCATATTCCGACACGCACATAAGGTGCAGGTGCGTGGTCCTGCCGTTCGTGTACTGCTCCACAAGGGTCTCCTTGTCCGCAGCGGGCAAACGCTTCAACAGCGCATAGAAGCGGGCGTAGTTCCCGACTTCCGCCATGGCACCCATGTTATTGTCATTCTTTTTCATCGCTTTTCATTGTTTTGGTTCTACTTGCCAGTCCTTCACTATCGGTTTCCACTCCACGGTAACGGTTGCGTCGAGCTTCCCGCCGCCGTGGCACACGGGACACTCGGAATACTCCCACTCCTGCGTGGCCTCGTTGTAGCGCAGCACCTCGCCCTGCCCCTTGCAGTAGCCGCAGCGCAGGCCGGGGACGGCCATCCGCTCCGTCACCGTCTCGCCGGGGCGGTTCACGATGCTGGGGGCTGCCAGTTCTATGAAATGCCTGGCCTCGCTCATTCCCCGTCCTCCCTGTCGTTCCGTGCGCCGCCTATGCAGGTCAGCGCCATCACCACGTCTATGAACACTATGCCCAATATTATCGCTGTCATCATGTCACTTGTCTTTTGGTTGTCGTTTGTCCTTTTTCAATTTCCATATCTCGCCGCCCTTCCTCAGACGCTCGTCGCCGGGCTTGAAGCGGAACTCCGCGCCCGCCGTGCCGCCTTTCCGGAATGCGCCGGGATATCCCTTCCTGCGCGATGCAATCTGGGCCCACAGCCGCCGCTCCTCCCATATCATGGCAAGCCACGCCGGGTCTTTCTTCAGCCCCATCTCGCGAGCCTTCCTAACCATAGTGCGCACCGACACGCCCAACATCCCCGCGACCTCTTCGTTAAGCATCCTCGGATAATGACGCCGCAAGTCCCGCAGCATGTCGCCGTTCCAGAAGATGCGCGTCGAGCTGCCCTTGTGCTCCATCACCCTGCCGTATGACTGATGCCAAAACACCCCGTCCGGCTTCTTCACATATACGCTCATAATCCTATAATTTATAAATTATCGTAAACCTCATAACCGTATGACCTCATAACCTTAAAACCGTATGACCTCACGACCGTCCTGCGGCTCATTTCTTAACTCCCCAGTACGCCTCGGCCCTCTCCGGCCATATCGTGTAGTAGCCAAGCTCACCAAACGTCCTGCCCTTCGAGAACGCACGGTAGCCCTCCACCCATATCTTCAAGTCGGCGGTGTACATCGCGCTGCGAGCACTCCGCCCCGTCGGACTCGTGCCGTCGCACTGGCTCACGAATATCAGCAGCTTGTCCCTGTGGCGGGACACGAACTTCATGTAGCCCTTGAACGTCAGCTCAGCATACTGGAACGAGTCTATCACTACCACGTCGGCGCTCTTCCTGCGCCGCAGACGCACGTCAAGCTCCTCCATGCCCTCGCTCACCAGCACGAACCGCCTCGCCACCTCGCTCATGCCGCTACGGGCAAGGGCGTTACGCATCGTCAGGCACGTGCCCTCCTCCAAACTGTCAAAGCACACCCTGCCGAAACGCGCAAGCTCCTTGCACAGGCTCAACACAAAACTGGTCTTGCCACTCCCGCTCCTGCCCCAGATGAACCACACACCACGGCTCTCAGGCTCGCCGAAGGCCATGCGCCACTCGTCGCCCATCCGCAGCGTGTCGTAACGCTTCGACAGCACCTCCGACACCGACGATGCCCTCCGTAACTTCACTGTCGTCTCTTCTTTATTCATAGCTCAAACACCATTCAATTGCCAGCCGCCACGTTCCGCTCTCCCCTTTTGGGGGAGCCGGAGGGGGCTTTGGTCCTCAACTTCTCCCTGTGCACGCACTTCTTCACCCTACGCAGGTCGAAATCGTAGCCCTCTGCGTCCTTCACCACCTCGGCTATCGCCTTGCGGTCGGTGACACCGTTGGCAACGCACACGGCATACACGTCCTGGGCCGACGTGCGCTCCAACTCAAAGAACTTCCTGCCTATCCGCAAATGTATCTCGTTGTAGCCCTTCTTGTCATAGCGAAGACCCATCTGCATCCTGCGCTTGATGTACGACGTGCTGAAGAATACCATGCCGCACTTGTCCTCAAGCCTGTTGTACAGCTCTATGAAATAGTGGAACACGCGCTCTGGCAACTTGTCGGCCTCGTCGAATAGCAGAACGGGGGCACTCATCTGAACCAACGAGCCTGTAATGGTGTCTAACATCTCACGTATCGTCATGCCGTCGGTCTTGATGCCTATACGCTTCGCCATGTCGCGAACAAAGTCGCTCCTGCGCATGTCCTCCGAACACAGCATATAGAAAGCCTCGCTGTGCTCCTTCGCATACAGACGGGCCATCGTCGTCTTGCCGCAGCCGGCATCGCCAACAACCCACGTAACGTTACGCCACTCCTGAGCGTCACCCATCGCATACGCCATCTCCTGCGCAGCGGTGGTCTCCACTATCTGCCAGTCGCCCGAGTCGGCAACGCCCAC